ATGGCAGGAATAACAGTACTGGCAATGAGTAGCGCCGCGGTGGGAAAGGATGTCGTCCCCGATGAGGCGCGGACCCGAGATATGATGCGCTGTCAGGATTATCTGCAACTGGATCCGCGCGCCTGGACGCCGATGGTGATTTGGCTGATGAACGATCCTTTTTCACTGGAGCCGCCGGAGTGGACCGACTTCCATGAAGCCGAGCTGGTGCTGACGCCGATCCTCACCGAAATCTGCCGTCAGGAGCCGGATGTCTGGCTCACCTCGCTGCGGGAACGGCTCAATTCTTATCAGCAGGTGCGGTCGCTGAACTAAGCGACCGCGGTAAAACGGCAGAAAAAGTGACTAAATGCGCAGTTAGCGGCCTTCTTCTGCGCAAAGGCTCAGCAGCGGCCCGCTTTCTGCGACAGGGCGTCGCAGGTTTTGCTCGCTAGCGTCGGGTTGGCGCCGGCGCAGATGGCATCTGAGACGGTGCTACCGCCGCCCAGTGGGATCAGCCCGTAAAGTTTCGGCTCGGCGGCTTTCGTCACATAGCAGCGATGGCTGGTTTTGCCGATAGTGGCCACAAAGTTGGTTTTCACATCCTGCTGCCTCGCATCGGAAATTGTCACCTGCGAAGCATCGACATTAAAAGCAAACGCGGCGGCCTCTTTCATTTCATTTTCCGTCGCCATGGGTGGTTTAGCTACGCAACCCATTAATAACAGTGCCAGACAGGTACTGATTGATATATCCCGTATTTTCATCATTTCATCCTTTTTGTAAGTCAGCGGGTTATATATAAGAGCGGGGGGAGGAACGCGTTGATTTCGATCAGCTGGCGCAGGCTATGGTTATTTTTCGGAAATTGACCTGTGTTGTTACATTTATCGTGAGTAGTATGAATTCCAGCATTGCAGGAATGAAAGATATTTTAAGACTACGTTGCGTAGTTAGACAGAAGTCAACAGGAGTGCGGCGGTTATGGGCTGCCCGAGATGCTCTGAGCAATATTTTGCTAAGGCAGAATGCTATCTGTTTTAGCGTAAGCGCAAATTTTCCCTGCGTTATAACGGACTTTTTATCCTCTTAATGGGATAGCGACAACACGCTAAGCCATGCGCGCTGCTCAGCGGTTTGTGGTGCCATTTTAAAATTCAGGAACAAAAAAGCCACTCTTTCGAGTGGCTTAATTATATGATTTTAAATCTAAAATTTGGTGGCCCCTGTTGGGTTTGAACCAACGACCAAGCGATTATGAGAATCATGAAGGCCAAACAAAAAACAATAACTTACTTAATAATCATGCCGTTAATAAAAATATATAAGGCAATATAGGGCAATAATTCTAAGTTGCTGCGACACTTTTGCGACAATCTAAAGGGTTGAGTCTGACAGCATCCTCAAGATGGTTGGGGGCGAAGTGTGCATATCTCATTGTCATTTTTATATCGGTGTGCCCCAGTATCTTTTGCAATACGAGGATGTTCCCGCCGTTCATCATAAAGTGGCTGGCGAACGTATGCCGCAAGACATGAGTTAACTGGCCTGGGGGAAGCTCTATCCCTGCGCGATCTAGAGCATTTCTAAAGGCGTAATAGCACGGGGTAAATAGCGCGCCATTCTTTTTGGGAAGTTCCCCCATTAGCTCGGCCGATATGGGTATTGTTCGATTCTTTTTACCCTTAGTCTTAATATAAGTGATCTTCCCCGAGGAAACCTGAGAACGCTTTAGGCTTTCTGCTTCACTCCATCTCGCTCCAGTTGCCAGGCAAATTTTAACGATTATCTCCAGGTCTTCAGCAGAACTGTTGCGGCACTCTTTTAACAGCGATTCAATCTGCTCAGCTGTGAGATATGACATCTCGCTTTCTTCAGTACGAAATTGCCTGACATTTTCTAGGGGGTTGGGTGGTGCCCACTCACCTAATCGTTTTAGTTCATTAAAGACAGCTAAAAAGTAAGCGTGTTCAAGGTTCATCGTCCGTGGCGATACTTGGCTAATTCTCTTTGTGCGAGCGAAATGCCCTTCAAGCCTTTTTGCGCGGTATGCGGTAAATAGCTGGGCGCTAAATTCGCTAGCAAGTGGGGAGCCCATGCACTCCGCCGCCCATAGCATGGATTTCTTTCTTTTCTCGCCATCTTTTAGGGTAATTCCGTGACGGTCAAACCAAAGGTGAACGAGGTCGGAAAGACGACGGCGATCTTTGCCATCACCTAGCCAGGGGGAGTCATCAACCTTTTGCATTGTGAAGTTTTCGAATGCAAGAGCTTCCCCTTTAGTAGAGAATTTTTTACGGACTCTTTTACCCTGCTTACCATCGCTACGATTAACTGTATAAAAGTCAGCGACCCATTGCCCATCACTTAATTTTCGAACGGTCATAACTAATCATCCGCTGATTATTGTTAGCACCACACGCCCGATAACGCTTATGTCATCAATGGAACAGTCAAAAGCCGCGCCAGCGCCGCTAACACGAACTTTCTTTACTGGGATCCGGGTCAGTGTCCTTACGCTTGTTTTACCTTCAATATCGACAAGCCATTCACCATCAAACACCTCTGAAAACTCCCTCTCGATAACATACGTCGTTGAGCTTTCAATGACACAAAGAGGTTTCGTTGGCACTGCTTTTCCTGGCAAAAATGTAGCTTTATCCAACATAAGAACCCCTGAGTCGTAAAGCTGACCATCGACAATTTTTTGTCTGGAAACTCTCAGAATATCGAGGTCTTCGCCGTCAAACTTTGGCCCATTCCCGGTAACCAGCCACTCAAGCGTAGCGCCCGTCTCAGCCATGCAGCGAACCACGATATCTGCTGGGAAAAAGTCCCTCTTATATCGATTAGCAAGGCTACTACTCGCTATCCCTAAATGTTCTGCAAGAGCGACTTTAGTTCTGAATCCATACGCCTCAATGACGCGATCTAAGGTGTCATTTCCGCCTTGTGAAAAATCAATTTGTAGCTTCATGAAAACTTATCCTTGCAAGTTTTCGTGGAGTGATATTAAACTCCGCTTTGTAGGTTTAAAGAAACATTGCCCATTATTGCCCTGTATTGCCGTACAGGTTAACCAGCGGAGTTTGCCTTATGCGACCAAACATTACAATCGTCATCCCTGAGCCTTACCTGCCACTTGATGAGTATTGCCGCCGTACTGGCACTAACAAAGAAACAGCTAAGAACCTGATTGAATACGGAAAGTTACCAATCAAACCAAAGGGTAAACAGACTAAGGGCCTGGTTGAAGTCAACATGGCAGCTCTGACTATTCAAGCTCTGAGTGAATGCGACATTTCACTTAACGTGTAAATCATCATAGTGATTAGAGGGAGCCTAAACATGTTAGATTTTCGCGTTTCGTCACATGCACACTTTGATGATGCATGCAGAAAATTCGCGGCCACGCATAACGTGAAAGAGCTGGCCGATAAAGCCGGTATCAAGCCGCATACGCTTTACAACAAACTCAACCCGGAACAGCCGCACCAGTTAACGCCGCGAGAAATCTGGACGCTGACAGACCTGACCGAAGACTCGACCCTCGTCGATGGTTTTCTGGCGCAGATCCATTGTCTGCCATGCGTGCCGGTTAACGAACTGGCAAAAGAGAAACTGCAATCCTACGTCATGCGCGCCATGAGTGAACTCGGCAAACTGGCGAGCGGTGCCGTTTCAGGCGACCGCCTTACCCCGGCCCGTAAGCAAAACATGATTGCGAGCGTAAACGCGGGTATTCGCATGCTATCGCTGTCGGCAATGGCATTGCAGGCCCGGCTCCAGGCTAACCCGGCTATGACGAGTGTTGTCGACACCGTCAGCGGCATCGGCGCGTCATTCGGTTTGATTTGAGGTGCTTATGTTGACTAACGAACCGTCATTCGCCTCTCTGCTCAAAAAACGTAGCCCATCCATGCACTACGGGCACGGCTGGATAATGGGTAGCGATGGCCAGCGCTGGCACCCTTGCAGCTCTCAGTCCGAATTGTTGAACGGCTTAACAGCAAAAAAAGTCTCTGCGGTTAAGCGGCTTTTAAATGCATTAATGGGGGCAAAATGAACGAAAGAATTTCAGCTCATGACACCCAGGCGAGCAAGCTTTTTAGCAATGCTGATTGTTCTACTGAGCAACCGAAGACCATGACCGGCGAAGAGTGTTTCGCACGGTTTCATCAAAAACTGAAAGCAACAGAAAATAAGGCGCTGCGTAATTTCAATAAGCTTGATGAAGATTTTAAGTTTGTGGTTTTAACGCTTGCTAATCGAAATAATCCGGGCGTGTTTCGCTCTGATGAAGTCGGCAAACCATATGAGTATTTTGATATGGATCGCCGCAAGCTGATTATTGCGTCAATGAATAAAATTTCCCGCTGGGGTGGGATTCTGCCCCGGCATATTTCCATCCATGAATGCTTTTTAGCTAATTAAACAAACCCGTAATTAATGGCGTAAACCCGCCGGGCTTCTTATTGCCCGAAATCAGGAGATTAAGAATGCACAAACAAGCTTCAGAACCTAAAGAAAATACCGACCTGCTTCTTGAGGTTATCGGTATTGCAAAACGTGAAGAGCGTAAAGGTCGCGCGCTCGCTGTTTCCATTCGCCTTGAGGCGCTGGCAACCCATATCGCTAACAAAGGTATGAGCGCCATAGAAGCGGCTGAACTGCTGCGCCGCGAAGCCACCCGCTACGAAAACGAATCTCAGGAGCTGCACTAATGGCCGATGCAATGGATATCGCACAACAGCGCGAGCAGGCAGAACGCGAGCGCCTTATCAACAACGCGCGCAGCCATATCGCTGCGCCTTCTCGTTTTACCTGCGAAGAGTGTGAAGCCCCAATCCCGGAGGAACGCCGCATTGCAATTCAGGGCGTTGCGCTATGTGTCACCTGTAAGGAAATCGCAGAGCTTAAAGGTAAACACTATAACGGAGGTGCTGTATGAGCATTATTAATACGACAATTAGTCAGCATGCCAAACGTTGGCTTAATGATGGATACTTATTTATTGATACCGAAACTACTGGGTTGGGTGACGATGCGGAAATCGTTGAAATCTGCATTATAGATAAAAATGGTTTTATTATGCTTAACACGCTAATTAAACCTACTAAGCCTATCCCTGATGAGGTTATTGCTATTCACGGCATTACCAATGAAATGGTTGCTCATGCTCCAACTTGGAAAGATGTTCACGGTGCAGTAGCCAATCTGTTCTTTAATTATGGTTTCGTTATTTATAATGCTGATTATGATACTCGCCTGATACGTCAAACAGCGGAATTAAATGGATTAGGGACTGACGGGCTATCTTCATTTATAGATCACTCCCTGTGCGCCATGATGTTATATGCAGAATATCGTGGCGAGCCGGGGAGATATCACGGTTATAAATGGCATAAGTTAGTCGATGCAGCCGCGCATGAAGGGGTTGTGGTTGAAGGGCGGGCACACCGTGCTTTAGCAGATTGCAAAATGACATTAGGTGTCATTAAAGCTTTAGCGCAAGGCGGTGCAGCATGAGCCTCCGCATCGAAATCGGCGACAAATGGATTATTAACAGCGACCAGTATCAATTCATTTTGAGCGAGAAAAAGGTCGCAAAAAGCGGCCGTAAAGCTGGCGAGGAGTGGCTTGATACTATCGGCTACTATCCGAAAATCGAACAGCTTATTTCCGGCCTGATTCATCATCACATCCAGCAGTCGACCATCACCTCAATTGAGGAAATGGCCGCTGAGATTAAGCGTATCGGAGAAATGTGCGCCTCCTCAATCAAGGCGGCGGCATGAGAAAAACACATCAACTAAAAATTCGGCCTGAGTTTTTTCAGGCTGTCATCAATGGAACGAAAAAAGCAGAGTTTCGTCTTGCTGACCGTGCGTTTGCTGTAGGGGACTTACTTTGCTTAAACGAGTACGGCCCCTGCGAGTATGAACCGCAAAAGGTCGGGTTTACAGGCGCGTTTGTCTACGTACTGGTGACTCATGTAGCTGACCTTAACGAGTGGGCTCCTGGCTATGTGATGCTAAGCATACAGCGTAGGCAAATGGGGGAGCTATGCAGGTAAGCGTTAACTATGCTTACCCGTGGAACGCTCCACGGTCGGCAATAGCCAGCCCATATCTTACCTATGACCAACAGCATCGCCGCGACCGTATGTTCGCGGCTTTGCTGCATGCGAGAAAGGTGCTTTCTCTCCAGCCCGAGTGCGTGCGCTTTGACGTCTATCGCACCGCTGCGGTGCTGGAGCAAAATCAGGGCAGTCAACGAGCCAATGCTTTTTTAATCAGCTTCTGCAAAAAGGCATTGCCACGTCTTGAACTGGTCGCAAAAAAATACGAGTGCGTGGGTATCAATAGCAACGTATCAGCCGCCGTTTTTGGTGGTCATTTTGATACCCGGCTTATGCAATATCTGGCGTCACGCATGGTCAATATGGTTGCCAGATATAACCGACTCCCGGACATGTCACGCGCCGATATCGACCTTTTGGCCGCTGATGTCGCTAATTTCATTCGCTCTGAGCTGGCCGACATTGATGACACCGGATTTAGCGAGCTTAAAACGTTGTACACCTGGTACATGCGCGCTGGTTTAATTTCCCTGCAATTCAACGTTACCCCGCCGCATTGGGAGCGGGTGACAAAGAAATATGTCGGTGAGGATGAAATCGCCCCATCCATCACCCGTATGTTTAATGAGGTTTGGTGGCGTGGCCGTTTGCGTCGTATTGCTGCTGCATGGCGCGAACACTTGCAAATTGCCGTTGGCAACGTCAGCAAGAAAAGACACGCCTACGCGAGTAAAAACTGCGTGACTGACTGGCGCGAGCAGAAGCGCCGCACGCGTGAATTTCTCAAGGGACTGGATCTCGAAGACGAAGACGGCAACCGCATCAGCCTTATAGAAAAATATGACGGTTCAGTCGCTAACCCTGCAATACGCCGCTGTGAGCTGATGACCCGCATCCGTGGGTTTGAAAATATCTGCAATGAACTCGGTTATGTAGGGGAGTTTTACACCCTGACCGCGCCGTCTAAATACCACGCCACCACCAAAGCGGGCTACCGTAACAGCAAATGGAACGGCTCCAGCCCGTCGGACACGCAGAGTTACCTTACTGGCTTATGGGCGCGCATCCGCGCGAAGCTGCACCGTGAAGAGATACGTATTTTCGGGATCCGCGTAGCAGAACCCCACCACGATGGCACCCCCCACTGGCACATGCTTATGTTCATGTTGCCGGAAGATGTCGAGCGTGTGCGCCTCATCATCCGTGATTATGCGTGGGAGGAAGACCGCCACGAACTGAGAAGCGATAAAGCCAAAAAAGCACGCTTTCATGCTGAGGCCATCGACCCGGAAAAGGGCAGCGCTACCGGCTATGTCGCTAAATACATTTCCAAAAACATCGACGGCTATGCACTTGATGGCGAGCTCGACGACGAAAGCGGCGAACTGTTGAAAGAGACTGCGCCCGCCGTTTCTGCCTGGGCCGCGCGCTGGCATATTCGTCAGTTTCAATTTGTCGGAGGTGCGCCTGTGACGGTCTATCGCGAACTACGCCGCCTTGCTGATACTGAGACCGCGCATGGTCTGAGTGTTGAGTTTGCTGCTGTGCATGATGCAGCTGACGCCGGTGATTGGGCTGGTTACGTTAACGCCCAGGGCGGGCCATTTGTTCGCCGCGACGATTTGCAGGTGCGCACGTTGTACGAACCACGTACCGAGTTTAATCAGTACGGCGAGGAGACGGTCTGCATTCGTGGCGTTTACGACTCTGCCATCGGTGCCGATACCCCGATTATGACCCGTCTCACTCAGTGGAAGATTGTGCCGAAGCGTGCCGTTGATTTGGCCGTTGATCTTCAGGGCGCTCCTGCGCCCTCTCGGAGTTCTGTCAATAACTGTACGGAAAGCGAAAGCGATCCACCGGAGCTGGATTTATCCAAACCGTTGAGTCGAAGTGAAAGGCGGAAACTAACGACCAGACTCAGGGACAAAAAACGGGTCACCGGGCGTGATTTTGTCCACGGAACGGATAAACAAAGCGCAGCCATTGACAGAACAATAGACGCGATTCAGCTCACGACCGGCGAAACTATCAGCCGGGGTGAGGCCCTGCACCTGATTGCCGGTGGAAAAAGCTGCATAAATGGCAAATGGTGCCGTGGTTCTGCAACTGGTGAAATTTTCCCGGCAGCACCGTCACACCAGGCGCAGGCCAGACAAATCCTAAATCGAGTCGCGGGGTTAGCGTCGGTTACTAAGTTGAGATTGTAACTAATACATATCCATATCATGCACATACGTGATTATGTGGCGTAACTTTTTTCTTTCATCTTTTTATCGATACGGGATACTGTGCATTTATACAGTATCCCGTATTGGAGGTTGTGTGGATAGAGAGTTAAACGAGCAAGTCATGATTGAACGGGTCGAGATGATTGCGCGTCTGACGACAGAGGGTGTGTGTCAGGAAAGAGATCGTGAAATTGCTTTGAATTTAATTGCGGAAATTGCGAGAGGGAACTTGATGAAAAACAACTCTTTTTCAGTTGTTTTCGCTCCTGCGCCTGTTGAAAAACGATTAAAAAAAGGGGGCGAAGTGAGAGTAAACATCATGTTAGATAAAGAACAAAAAGTAGGGCAACAGGTGATTGACGCTTTTCAGAACGAACTAACTCGAAGAGTACAGTCAATCTTCCCAACAACTCGCATTACGGTTAAAAAAGGGTCAATGACTGGTGTTGAGTTGGTGGGGTTTGACCAAGAGTCAGACCGAGAGGCATTAGACGGCATTCTCCAGGAAGTTTGGGAGGATGAAAGCTGGAGATAAAACCGTAGATTTTACTGTTGCATACGTTTGGATCTTCATGGAAGAAGAACACGGGAAACCGAGGGGCTTAGACCACTATAAGTGATGGCTAATTAACGCTATGTCTAGTTTACCAATTATGATAAAAAGTGGTTTGTTTTGACCATAAAGATTCAACAGAGGATGTGTTGATGAATCAAATAAAATCAATGAATATCAATAAGTTGTTATTAGATGTTGATAACCCTCGTTTCCCTACATCAGCAGAAAACCAGCGTGATGCTATAGCAAAAATGCTTGAGTTACAGTATGACCGTATCTATCGCTTGGCTAAGGATATTGTTGCCAGGGGACTGGATCCATCTGAAAATATCTTAGTCTATCCAAGTGAAGAGGAAGACGGATTTTTCGTGGTTGCAGAAGGGAACCGGCGAGTTACAGCACTAAAACTTTTATTATCTCCGAAATTAGCTCCGAGCGAAAAAGCAAGGAAAGCTTTTGAAAAACTTAAAATTACGCAACCCAACGATATTAAAATTATAAATAACTGCGTTCTCTTTGATGATGATGATTACGAACATTGGGTTAATCTGAAACACACTGGACAAAATGGTGGAGTCGGCAGGGTTGAGTGGACTGCGCCAGAAAAAGCCCGGCATATGGCTCGTATGGGTAAGCAGTCATTTGGCAACCAAGTACTTACTTTTTTAGAATTAAATTCTGACTTCTATAAAGATATAATAGATAAAAAGAGATTGTTAAGAATTACAAACATCACACGTCTTTTTGGTGATTTAAAAGTTAGAGATTACTTTAACTTAAAAAGTATCAATGGAATATTATATTCGTTTCAGCCTTATCAACGTTTTCGAGAACAGCTTAAAAACATCTTGATTGTAATGGTTGAGGAGGATGAAAAAGGTAAGGCTTGTTTTACAGTTAATAGAATTCGTAGTCAGGATGATAGGGTTACATTCATTATTGAACAAAAAATTAAGGCATCTGAAAACCTTCTGAATAAACCGTGGAGCTTACTTGATCCGAATCCCGGTGTTTCTGAAGAGGATGGTAAGGTTGAATTAGAAGAAGATGATTCCCCTAATACTAAAGGAGGTGACTTTCCTGGAGGTAGTTCCTTTGGTGGGAAAGATGAAAAGGATGATGAATATTTTAAAGGTGAGGATGAAAAGGAATCTAAACCTGAGCAGGATGAAGAACCAAAATCGAAAGGCAAGGGTAAAAATCCGCCTAAGATGGATCGTAATAATTTAATTCCTTCTTATGTGAAACTTAATTTTAGAGGTCATAAAAAGTGTTCTCGCATATTCAATGAACTTAAGAGCCATTTAACCTTCGATACGACTCCCAATGCAATTTCAATATTGTTGCGCATATTTATTGATCTCTCAGTAAGTGCTTTTATCGAAGATAATAAAATTGAATCGAAGGATCCGAATAGAAATCCAGGGCTTCATGATAAGGTTATAATGTGCGCTAACTTTCTTCGTGATAATAAAAAATTAACAGGAAGTCAATGCACAGCTGTAATAACTCACTCTAGTCAAATAACTAAGAACAATGGTTCTTTGCAACAGTATGTACACAATCCTCATTTGATTCTTTCGAAAGAGGCTGTGAACACTGAGTGGGATAACTTTGAGTTGCTGCTCAGCCTTATCTGGAGTGACTGAAGTTAGGCTGAATCTGGACATGGATGTCTAGATGTTGATATACTGCAAGATCAGGATTGAGAGGGACATATGAAATTTTATACTCCATTAAGATACCCCGGCGGAAAAGGTAAGCTATCTTACTTTTTGAAAGATGTCATTGAACAAAATTCGTTGAATGATGGGGCTTATGCTGAACCATATGCTGGCGGGGCAGGGGTAGCTTTAGAGCTATTATTAGAGGAGTATGTCCGTAAAATTTACATTAACGATGCAGATTTCGCAGTTTATTCATTTTGGTCGTCTGTTATTGATGATACAGATAATCTTTGTAAGCTCATTAGTTCTGCAAAAATAAATATGGAAGAGTGGTGTTTTCATCGTTATGTGATCTCTAATCCTTCAGAATTTACTAAGCTCGAAATTGGTTTTTCTGCATTCTTTCTAAATAGAACTAATCGCTCTGGTATTTTAAAGGCTGGCGTTATCGGCGGTAAAGCTCAAAGTGGAAAGTGGAAAATGGACGTTCGATTTAATCGGTGTGATCTTATATCAAGAATTGAAAATATAGCTAATTATAATCAGCGAATAGTTGTTACGAACCTTGATGCTTTGGATTTTCTTGATGCGTTAAATTTCATGGATAGTGTGGGTAAGGCTGATAAAAATAAAACGCTTTTATATTTGGATCCTCCATATTATATTAAGGGGCAAGGCCTGTATAGGAATTTCTATGAGCATGATGATCATGTTTTGGTTATGGAAAAACTTAGAGATATAAATTTCCCTAAATGGCTTGTCTCTTACGATAATGCTAAAGAAATTAAAGATATATATAGTGGTTTTCCTCAGGTTGAGTACTCATTGCAGTATACAGCACAACAAAAAAAATCTGGGGAGGAAGTGATGATATTTTCCCCTGGAATGGCGATCCCTGACACTCTTAAAGGTGTCTCTATGCCAATTTCCGCATAAATTCATACATGCTCGTTTTTATAATCATGCATCAATTGGGTGCATGAGTTTGCATTTGAATTTACTGTGTATTTCCTTTGTTCCCCACCAAGGATGGCATAGTCTGCGCCCGATAACGCAACTGCATTAATTCCGACCCACGAAGCGGGCAGGCGAGGCGGGGAAAGCACTGCGCGCCAGCGTACTTTTGCGCATTTATTTTCGCAGCCTGAGCGCGTCGTTGTGCCGCGCAGGTTCGCGAGGGTGTCGGTGGGTGGTGCGGGGGTGTTTGAGGGAGTGACGGGCTTCTGAGGCGGTCAGGCGTGGGGGTAAGAAAAAACCGCCCGGAGGCGGCAGAAATCAGTCACTTTCGGTGTCGAGGGTGTAACTTTTGAACCGGATCACCTCCTGACCGGCCCAAGCGTTGACCTCGCGCATCCGGTCTTGTAGCGGGATGAGCTCGTTACGGACAAACACCTTTGCCACCTTCTCGATATCGCCGAGCGAACCGACGTTTTCCGGCTTGCCGCCCATCAGCTGGAACGGGATGCGGTGAGCGTCGAGCAGGTCGGCGGCGCTGACCTTTTTGATATTGAAGAAATCGTCTTTCGTTGCCACCTCACTGAGCGGCACAATTTTAATGCCGTCTGGTTTTCCGTGCGGTGCGTAGAAAAACAGATTTTTGAAGTTGCCGAGCCCCTTCGAACTGCGCATCGCATCGCGCAACGCCTCAACATCGGTACCGCTTTGCGCGGCGTCCGTCACATACATGATGTAACCCGCATGCGCCCCGTTCTGGTAATACTTGCGACGGAACAGCGTCGCCGCTTCATTCAGCCAGGCGGAGTTTAGCGCGCTGAGATATTCCGGCATGCCGTACAGCTCCTGGTTGATGTCCGGCTCCAGCAGGTGGAATACGGATCCCGGCGCGAACGGGTGCGGCTGGTCAAATGACGGCACCCACCAGTAGACATCATCTTCAATACCACGCCGCGTGTATTTAGCCGGTGACGCTTCCAGCTTCAGCGGGCGACCGGTGACACTCTTTCGGAGCTCTAAAAACGCGTTGCCAAACACCAGAAAATCAAGCGCGAAGCGGCTGAAGTCCTGTTGTGACAGTAGCGGGTGCGGAATAAACGTTGAGGCCAGAATGTTGCGCTTAACGTAAATTGGCGAGCTGTGATGAACGGCGGCGCGCAGGCTTTTCGCCAGCCCGTTAAAGCTGACCGGCGGTTCGAACCAGCGGCCATTATTGACGCATTCCACGTAATCCAGAATATCGCGGCGGTCGAGCACGGCGCTTGGTTCACCAAAGGTAAACGCCTCCATTTTTTGGGGCGCGCTGTCTTTCATGTTGCGCGGGCGCTTTTGTGGCTGTGGCTTGCGGCCTTTGTATTTACTCATCAGTTGAACTCCAGAATGGATGATGTTACCTGGCCGCTGCCAGCGGTAAGCGGTTCGTTTAACAGCGCATGCATGGTCGCCCAGGCGACGTCCGCGTGACTGGCTTCCTCGGTGCGGCTGGCCTCATAGGTGGCGCTGCGCCCGCTGCTGGTCATGGTCTTACGGATTGCCATAAACGAGGTGGTGATGTCGGTGGCGCTGACGTCATATTCGAGACAGCCACGGCGGATAACGTCTTTTGCTTTCAGCACCATTGCGGTTTTCATTTCAGGCGTGTAGCGGATATCGCGGGCGGCGGGATAAAACGAGCGAACCAGTTGGAAGACGCCAATACCGAGGCCGGTCGCATCGATACCGATGTACTCGACGTTGTATTTTTCGGTGAGCTGGCGGATGGATTCGGCCTGAGTCGCAAAGTCCATGCCTTTCCACTGATGGCGCTCCAGAATGCGAAACTTGCCCCCGGCGACAACCGGCGGTGCGAGCACCACACACCCGGCGCTGTCGCCGCTGTGCGAAGGGTCGTATCCCACCCAGACCGGGCGGGAGCCGAACGGGTTGTCGGCGAACGGCGCAAAGTCTTCCCACTCTTCCAGACTGTCGACCATGCAGCGTTGCAAATCCTCGAACGGGAACACCGACGCCTTGTCGTCAACGAACTCGCACATAAACAGATTGGAGAAGTCGTCGACGCTGTTTTCGCGCTTGAGTTGCTCCAGATTGAACAGCGTACAGCCCCCGGCGAGCGCATCCTCAATGGTGACAATCTGCCGCCACTGACCGTCAGGACACGCCACACCAGCGGCGAGCGCGTCATGACTGATATCGATGTCAACCCGCTCGCTGGCGCTGGCGCGGCCCCGGTTGAATAATTCCCCCGACCAGAACGGGTAAGCGCCGTGTGCCAGGGTGGAAGGTGTCGAAAAGTAGGTGCTGCGCAGGTGGCTTTGTGAGGCCATGCCCGACGACACTTTGCGTAGTTTCTGGAAGTTGGGGATCCAGAAAATTTCGTCGACATACAGGTCGCCGTTGTGGCTCTGCGCGGTGTTTGAGTTGGTGCCGAGAAAAATCAGCTTTGCGCCGTTGTTGCCTATGACAATCGGGTCGCCGGTCAGGTCGACATCGACCCGGCGGGCAAACTGAATGATGTACTCGCGGAATACATACGCCTGCGTCTTACTCGCTGACAGGAAAATCTGGTTATGGCCGGTTTTCAGCGCATGCAGCAGCGCCTCGCGGGAAAAGTAGAACGTCGCCCCAATCTGGCGCGATTTCAGAATGTCGCGAATACGGTGCTCAAGCCCGGCGCGGTGCCAGCGGAGCTGATACTCGAAAGACTCCGCGAAAAAAATCTCTTCCAGTTTCTCGATAGCCTCGTCGCTGAAAAAGTTCTTTGTCGGCTTTTTGCGGTCGCCTTTGTTGCGGTTGGCCACGTTGGGATTAAGGTCAACCTCGTTTCCGGTCTGACCATAGCGATTAATGCGCGCAAAGCGCTCCATCTGCCGGGCCAGAAAATCCGCCACCTTGAAATCGTGGGGCGTCAGGTTGGGCTTTGCGTAGAGCTGAATCAGCCTGGCTTCCAGGGTGCTTTCGACCCGGTTTAGCGGTGCCGTTTCGTCCCACTGGTCGCGCTGCTTCCAGCTCTGCACCGTGGGGCGTTTGGTCTGCAACATTTCGGCAATCTGCGGCACGGAAAACCCCTGCCAGTACAGCAAAGCCGCCTGGCGTCGCGGGTCGTTTAAGAGTGTGGTGTCGGTGGTGATGGTCATGGATGCCTCGCCGTGATTGATACAGGGCAAGGCTAAAGAAACGGGTGATGCGAATCGCTAAGGTGCTGTTGTGTGAGGGATAAGCCATCCGGGACAGATGGCGAGTGGGCGGCGACGTCGGGAAACTAACCCCGACCCGTTAACCCGATATCAGGACTCCTGACAATGGCAAAAAAAGTTTCAAAATGGTTTCGCATCGGCGTCGAAGGCGATACCTGTGACGGCCGCGTTATCAGCGCGACGGATATTCAGGAAATGGCCGAGACCTTTGACCCCCGCGTCTACGGTTGCCGCATTAACCTCGAACACCTGAAAGGCATCCTGCCGGATGGCCCGTTCAGTCGTTACGGCGATGTGGTCGAGCTGAAGTCTGAAAAGATTGACGACGATTCGGTACTGAAAGGCAAGCTGGCGCTTTTCGCCAAAATCACCCCGACCGATGACCTGATCGCAATGAATAAAAAATTGCAGAAGGTCTACACCTCAATGGAAATTCAGCCGAATTTCGCCAATAGCGGGAAATGCTACCTGGTCGGCCTGGCGGTGACCGATGACCCGGCCAGTCTCGGCACCGAATACCTCGAATTTTGCCGGGGTGCCAAATTTAACCCCCTCAACCGCTTCAAAGCCGAGCCGGGCAACCTGATTTCCGTCGCCACCCTCGCCGAACTGGAGTTTGAAGACCAGGCGGAAAATGTCTTTACCGCCCTGAGCGACAAAGTGAAAGCGATCTTCAGCCGCAAACAGGCCAGCGATGACGCCCGTTTTCAGGATGTGCATGAAGCCGTGACGACCGTCAGCGAGCACGTGCAGGAAAACCTCACCGCCACAGAGAAGCGCCTTGCCACGCTGGAAAATGCCTTTGCGACGCTGAAACAGGACGTCACCACGAAGGCCGACCAGACCAGCCAGGCATTCAGCCAGTTAAAAACGTCGCTGGATACGACCGAAAGCACCACGCAGCCACGCCGCAAGCTCTCCACCGGCGGCGGTGGCGACGAGCTGCTGACCGACTGCTAAACGGTCGTGAATTTATCGCCGGGCGACAGGCTTGCCCGGTCAGACAACCCGATTTAACCAAACAGGAAAGACTATGCGTCAGGAAACCCGTTTTAAATTCAATGCCTACCTGTCCCGCGTTGCCGAGCTGAACGGCATCGACCCGGCCGACGTGAGTAAAAAATTCAACGTCGAGCCGTCCGTCACGCAAACCATGATGAACACGGTGCAGATGTCCTCGGCATTTTTGCAGAAAATTAATATTGTGCCGGTTGATGAGCTGAAGGGTGAAAAAATTGGCGTTGGCGTCAATGGCACCATCGCCAGCACCACGGACACCAACAGCGGCCAGGAGCGTAAAACCGCCGACTTTACCGCGCTGGAGTCCAAAAAATACGAGTGCGATCAGGTCAACTTTGACTTCCACTTCAAATATAAAAAGCTGGATTTGTGGGCGCGCTTCCAGGACTTCCAGCGCCGTATTCGCGATGCCATCATCCAGCGGCAGGCGCTCGATTTCATCATGGCCGGGTTCAACGGCGTTGAGCGCGCCGAAACCTCTGACCGCGCCGCTCATCCGATGTTGCAGGACGTCGCCGTCGGCTGGCCGCAGAAATACCGCAATGAAGCGCCGACCCGTGTGATGAGCAAAATCGTCGACGAGGAAGGGAACGTGGTTTCCGCTGTTATCCGCGTGGGTAAAAACGGCGATTACGTTAACCTCGATGCGCTGGTCATGGATGCCACCGACAACCTGATTGACGAGATTTATCAGGAAGATTCGGAGCTCGTCGCGATTGTGGGTCGTAAGCTGCTGGCCGACAAATATTTCCCGATCGTCAACAAAGACCAGCCCAACAGCGAAGCGCTCGCGGCTGACATCATCATCAGCCAGAAACGCATCGGCAACCTGCCCGCTGTGCGTGTGCCGTACTTCCCGGCGAACGCGATTATGGTGACGCGTCTCGATAACCTGTCCATCTATTTCATGGATGAAAGTCACCGCCGCTCCATCATCGAAAACCCGAAACTCGACCAGGTGGAAAACTACGAATCGATGAACATCGATTACGTGGTCGAAACCTACGCCGCCGGGTGCTTCATCGAAAATATCAAGCTGGGCGATTTCTCTGCCGCGCAACCGGAGGGCTAACCGATGACGAGCCCCGCACAGCGTCACATGATGCGGGTCTCGGCCATTGAAACCGCGCAGCGGGAAAATAACCCGCTGCGGCATGCCACTGCCTACGAGCAGATGCTGGTTAAGCTGGCCGCAGACCAACGCACGTTAAAAGCCATCTTTGGTAAAGAGCTGAAAGCCACGAAAAAGCGCGAGCTGCTGCCGTTCTATCTGCCGTGGGTCAGTGGCGTGCTGGAACAGGGAAAAGGTGCGCAGGATGACATCGTGATGACCGTCATGCTGTGGCGTCTCGATGTCGGCGATATCGGCGGCGCGATGGATATTGCCCGGTACGCGTTTAAGTACGGTCTGACCATGCCTGGTAAACACCGCCGCCCGCCGCAGTACATGTTTACCGAAGAGGTGGCGCTCGCCGCCATGCGCGCCCATGCCGCCGGGGAACCGGTCGTCATCAGCCAGCTGCTCGACACGCTGGCGCTGACCGCCGCTGCGGATATGCCCGACGAGGTGCGCGCAAAGCTGCACAAGATCACCGGCCAGGTGTTGCGGGATAACAAACAGCCCGCCGACGCGCTGGCCCACCTCAAACGCGCGATGCAGCTCGATTGTCAGGCAGGCGTTAAAAAAGACATTGAACGGCTTGAGCGTGAGCTGAAGCCCAAACCGGCAACGGTCGTTAAAGCCCCGTTAAGAGCGCCGCGCGCCGTGAAAACCACGGCACCGGCTAAACGTGGCCGACCGAAAAAGAACCCCGGTTAACAGAATGCGCCCCGCGCCAGGGCGGCACGCCGGTCGATGAGGGTGATTTACCCGACCTGAGACCGGCGTCCACCGCCCACCTATTCAGAGGTAGTCATGACGACGCTGATTATTAAAAAGAACGATGAGCCGCAGCCGGATGGCGTGGTGGTCATCCCACCGCCTGCCAGCGATGAGCCGGTGATAAAAAATACGTTTTTCTTTCCTGATATCGACCCGAAACGCGTGCGTGAAGGGATGCGCCTTGAGCAGACCGTCGCCCCGGCCCGGCTGCGTGAGGCCATCAAAACCGGCATCGCCGAAACCAATGCCGAGCTGTTTTTGTGGCGGGAACAGCAGATTGCCGGGGGTTTTAGCAAGCTGGCCGATGTGCCGGCTGACGATCTCGACGGCGAGAGCGTGCGCGTTTTCTATTACCTGCGCGCCGTCACCTCAATGGCGACCGCCACGCTCTATGAGCGTTATCGCGGTGTTGATGCCAGCGCCAAAGGCGATAAAAAGGCCGACAGCATCGACACCACTGTCGACGAGCTGTGGCGGGACATGCGCTGGGCCGTGTCACGCGTCCAGGACAAACCCCGCTGCATCGTGAGTCAAATCTGATGCAGGCCATCGCGCAACAGGGCGACACGCTCGACATGATTTGCGCCCGGTATTACGGGCGTACTGAAGGGGTATTCGAGTCGGTGCTCGCCGCCAATCCGGGGCTGGCCGAGCTCGGCGCAGTGCTGCCACATGGCACGGTGGTCGAGCTGCCCGACGTCCAGTCATCCCCCGTAACTGAAACAATTAATCTGTGGGAGTAAACACATGACGGAAGGTGAAAAAAGCGTCCTGTCACTGTTTTTGATCGGCGTGCTGATTGTCGTCGGGAAAGTGCTGGCCGGTGGCGAGCCCATCACCGCCCGACTTTTTATTGGTCGTATGCTGCTGGGCGGCTTTGTCTCGATGGTGGCCGGGGTGGCACTGGTGCAGTTTCCCGACCTGCCGCCCGCCGCCGTGTGCGGATTTGGCTCCATGCTGGGTATCGCCGGTTATCAGGCGGTGGAAATTGCGATTCAGCGCAGAATTAAAAAAGGGGAAAGCGATGGCGGTCATTAAGACACACCCCAACGTAGCGGCATTTCTCGACACGCTGGCGTTTTCAGAGGGTACGGCGACGCACGCGCTGACGAAAAACAACGGGTACGACGTCATCGTCACCGGTATCGATGGTAAGCCGGAGATTTTTACCGACTATCGCGATCACCCGTTTGCCGGTGGGCGCCCGGCGAAAGTCTTCAATCGTCGCGGGGAAAAATCCACGGCATCCGGGCGTTACCAGCAGCTTTACCTGTTCTGGCCGCATTACAAAAAGCAGCTCGCTTTGCCGGATTTCAGCCCGGTATCGCAGGACAGGCTCGCCATTCAGCTTATCCGCGAGCGCGGCGCGCTGGAAGATTTGCAGCAGGGGCGCATCGAGCGCGCGATCTCCCGCTGTCGCAATATCTGGGCTTCATTGCCGGGGGCCGGGTACGGTCAGCGCGAGCACAGCCTCGACAAGCTGGTCGCAGTGTGGCGTAAGGCCGGAGGCGTATCCGCATGAAAATAGTCATTATCCTGCTGGCGCTGGCCTGCGCGGGTCTGCTGTGGATGCGACACGATAACAGCAATTTGCGCGCCTCTTTTGAGCGTACGAACCGGGTCGCCGGTACTCAGAAAACCACGATCACCATGCTGAAAAATCAGCTCAACGTTGCCGCAGAGCAGTCGCAGCGCAAAGAGCTGGCGCAGGTCGCCATGAGGGACAAACTCACAGCGGCTAACCTGCTGGCCTTCCGGCGTGAACAAACCATCACGAGGTTACTCAATGAAAATGACGCGTTTCGCCGCTGGTATCGCGCTGATTTACCTGATGCTGTGCGCCGGTTGCACCAGCGCACCGCCTGCACCAACGCCGCCGCCGGTGATTGTTTACAACGCCTGCCCGAAGGTCAGCCCCTGCCCGATGCCGGGCAGCGACCCGCTGACTAATGGCGACCTGAGTGCGGATATACGCCAGCTCGAAAGCGCTCTACAGAGTTGCGCAATTCAGGTTGATACGGTGAAACAATGTCAGGATGAAATCGATGCAAAAGCCCAACAGTCTGCGAAAAGCCTTAACTGATGCGGTGCCGGTACTGCGTACCAACCCCGATATGCTTTGCCTTCGCCTGGACGATGGCAACAATACGGCGACGCTGGCGCGATCCCTGTCGTTTGAAAAGCGGTACACGCTTAACATCGTGGTAACCGATTTTACCGACGATATTGACCTGTTGTTTGTGCCGATTATGGCCTGGCTGCGCGTCAATCAGCCGGACATCATGACAACCGACGAGGGGAGAAAAAAAGGCTTTGCCTGGTTCGCTGACATCAATAACGACAGCAGCCTCGATGTCAGCATCAGCCTGTTGCTGACCGAGCGCACGCTGGTCAAAGAGGTCGACGGCGCAATGTACGTTGAGAACATCCCGGAGCCGCCACCGCCGGAGCCGGTGACGCGCCCTGTTGAGATGTGGAGTAATGGCGAACGGGTGAGTAAATGGGATGAATGACTTCAAACCATTTGAGGACAAGCTCGCCGGATTGATAGCGGCCCTTTCCCCTGCAGGGCGACGTCGGATGACCGCCGACATTGCGAAGAAACTGCGCCAGCGGCAACAACAGCGCATTAAATCGCAGAAAGCGCCGGACGGTTCGCCCTTTGCCCCGCGTAAGCGCCAGCCCGTCAGGGCAAAGAAAGGCCGTATTAAGCGCGAGATGTTCGCGAAACTGCGTACCAACCGCTATATGAAAGCGAGCGGCGGCGACAGCGCGGCGGTGGTGGAATTTACCGGGAAAGTGCAGCGCATCGCCCGCGTGCATCAGCTCGGGCTCAAGGATAAACCATCACCAAAAAGCGCCGAAGTTGAATATCCACAACGTCAGCTTTTGGGCTTTACAGAAGACGACCGGCAGCTTGTTGAAAGCATCATTATCGACTACCTCGCCGATTAACGTTGTGCCAGCCAGGGCAAAACGCCCGCAGATTGCCGCCGGAACACCCCGGCGGCATCCTTTCCCCTATGAATACTCTCGCATCTATCCAGGAACTCGCCCGCGCGATACGCAACATGATCCGCACCGGCATCGTCGTCGAAACTGACCTCGACGCCGGGCGCTGTCGCGTGCAGACCGGCGGCATTTATACCGACTGGCTCCAGTGGCTGACGCACCGGGCCGGGCGCTCGCGCACCTGGTGGGCTCCCTCCATTGGTGAGCAGGTGATGATTCTGGCCGTGGGCGGTGAGCTCGATTGCGCCTTTGTGCTGCCGGGTATTTATTCCGACGACAACCCCGCGCCGTCGGTCTCGGCGGATGCATGGCACGTTGAGTTTCCCGACGGTGCAGTGATGAATTATGAGCCGGAAACCGGCGCGCTGACCGTCACCGGCATTAAAACCGCCGATGTGACCGCATCCGATTCGGTTGCCGTCAGCGTGCCGGTGGTGCTGGTAAAAGCCGAGACCCGCGTCACCCTCGATACGCCGGAGGTGGTCTGCACCAACAAGCTGACGACCGGCACGCTGGAGGTGAAGAACGGCGGCAAGATGTCCGGTGATATCGAGCACAGCGGCGGCTCATTCTCTTCTAACGGCAAGGTGCTCCACACCCATAAACACCCTGGCGACAGCGGCGGACAGACGGGGGAACCACTATGACAGCGCGTTATCTCGGCATGAACCGCACGACCGGTGAAAGCATTTCAGACGTTGACCATATCAGCCAGAGCATCGGGGATATTCTGCGCACGCCTGTCGGCTCCCGCGTCATGCGTCGTGAATACGGCTCGCTCCTGTCGCAGATGATTGACCAGCCTCAGACCCCGGCGCTTGAGCTGCAAATTATGGCCGCGTGCTACATGGCGATCCTGAAGTGGGAACCGCGCGTCAGGCTGACCAGCATCACCACCGAGCGGCAGTTTAACGGGCAGATGGTCGTCGATGTGACCGGCCAAATCACCGATACCGGCGAGAGCCTTTCCTTAACCATCCCTGTGAGTTGAACCTATGGCAGTTATCGACCTGAGCCAGCTCCCCGCGCCTGATGTGGTGGAAACGTTGGATTTTGAAGCCATCCTCGCCGAGCGCAAAGCGACGCTGATTTCACTGTACCCGGAAGACGAGCAGGAAGCGATCGCCAGGACGCTGACGCTGGAGTCAGACCCACTGGTTAAATATCTGGAAGAGAATGCGTATCGGGAGGTGATTTTACGCCAGCGTATCAACGAGGCGGCAAAAGCCGGAATGGTGGCCTATGCCATCAAAAACGACCTTGACCAGCTCGCGGCAAATAATAACGTTGAGCGCCTGGTCATTACCCCCGCAGATGATACCCAAATCCCGCCGGTGGTGGCGGTCATGGAATCCGACAGCGATTTGCGCCAGCGCGTACCGGCCGCTTTTGAGGGGATGAGTGTCGCCGGGCCAGCCGGTGCCTATGAATTTCATGCCCTGAGCGCCGATGGTCGTGTCGCCGATGCTTCGGCGAACAGCCCGTCACCGGCAGAGGTCACCATCGCCGTGCTGTCGCGGGAAGGCGACGGCACCGCGTCGGATGATTTGTTACTGGCTGTCAGTACCGCGTTGAATGATGAGAGCGTGCGCCCGGTCGGTGACCGCCTGACAGTCGTGTCGGCCGAGATTGTCAATTATTCGGTTGATGCCGTGCTGTATGTCTATCCCGGCCCGGCGACCGAGCCCATTCTTGCCGCCGCCAAAGCGCAGTTAACCGCGTATATCACAGAGCAGCGCCGTCTCGGTCGGGATATTCGTATGTCTGCCATCTATGCCGCTCTGCATGTGCAGGGGGTCCAGCGGGTCGAACTGCGCGAGCCGCTGGCCGACGTCGTGCTCGATAAAACCCAGGCCGCGTACTGCACCGAAACCAGTGTCGTGATCGGGGGCTCTGATGAGTAACTCGCTGATGGCGACCGGGTCGTCGGTGCTTGAACAAAGAGCCGCCGAAGCGTGTGCCGTCATCAGTGATTTATCTGTGCCGCTGCGCGACCTGTGGAACCCGTGGAAATGCCCGGCAAAGTTCCTGCCGTATCTGGCGTGGGCTTTTTCTGTAGACCGCTGGGAGGAAACCTGGACGGAAACTGCAAAGCGGCAGGCTGTCAGCGATGCGTTCTGGATACACCAACGTAAGGGTACCGTAGCCGCTGTTCGCCGGGTGATTGAAGCGTTGGGCTACAGCATGGCTCTCCGGGAATGGTGGGAAGTCGCCGACCCTGCCGGGACATTCAGGTTAGAAGTAAATTTAAACAACCACGGTATTTCTGAAACGATGATTAAAGAACTTGAGAGGATCATCGGAGATACGAAGCCGGTAAGCAGACATATGGCGCAATTAAATATCGCCGAAGAAATAAGAGGCGATGTTTTTATAGGTTCGGCTCTATGTATGGGGGATATAATCAATACTTACCCCAATGACTACGAACCTGAATACAGCATCACATATAACGGTGCCATCTTCCACGACGGTAATTTTTATTACGGGTAATAATATGACAAACATTCCTGAGTCTTCTGTATGGGAAGATAATATTCTTCTTATTGAGCGAGGAGAACCTGTTTCCGGTGGGCTTGATGGTGTGGCAAATCGCCCGTTAATTACCCTGGCTAACCGCACTCGATACCTGAAAGAGAAATATGATGACTCCATCGAAAATAAAGAATTAAGCCTTAAGTTGCTGGGCGATTACAAAGATGGCCCATGGACCCTGACAAGTTATAATCAGCTTATTTCTTTCAATGGAACATTATGGCGGCTGTCTTCTGATGTGATCATCGGTTCTGGATATACAACATCAGGAACCACTGAGGAGACCTGGGCAGAAACAGATAAAGAAAACTTCGTCGATTTTGGTCAGAGTCAGTTACGAACTGAGCTGGGCACGATTTTTATGCCTGCCGCTTCCGGCAATGATGCGGCTGATGTGCGGTTGCTACAGGCTGCGTTAAATGTCGGCGGGAAGGTTAGCTATAACCTTCCTGGTGATTACCTGTATGGTGCTCATAGCGTGATTAAGTCTGGGACAACGCTGCATATCGCGGCGGGGGTGAACTGGAAGCAGGTAGCCGGAAAATCGAATCCTTTCCTTGTTAATGAGGCATTCTCTGCATCACGCTATGCCGTTACAAGCATGGTTAAAAATACAGCAGCGATTAACGTCTATCTTGATGGCTCGGATATCAAAAGCAGTAACTACATTACAGTGGTCTGCGAAAATCATCCGTTCGTTCGCGGAGACTGGGCGGCATTTCATGGTGCGAAAGAATTTGGCTATGACGGCATCATGCGGGTTATTTCAGTCGTTGACGCGAATACCTTCATTGCTGAAAGTCATTCGACGATGACCGCTGATTCAGCAACGCCTAATACTGACTTCTGGAACGGGCTGTTTTGTTTTAAGGCCGACACCAATATTAATGTGGATATTCAGGGAAGGATTGACGGCAACTGGCGGGGAAATTCCACGGCATCTGTGACAGATTTTGACCCGCGCGTTAAATTCATGGGGATGTCCTTCTGGGGGGTGAATAACCTCACGCTGGAAGTGAATGATGCGTTCAATATCAGAAAATATGCGGTGCTGTTGGCTAACGTTCGAAACGTCCATGTCCCGCGTATTAATTTTTACAACTTTTCTGACGGCCTGCATATTCAACCGCCTTTTGTCGGCGTCAGGGTGGGCACACTTGACGGGGCGACGGGGGATGACCTGCTGGCGCTAACGAACGGTGACTATGAGGCGTATCAGCTCAGTCGTGGGCATGGGTACAGCATCTACGTTGATCACCTGATGCCGCAGAATGCGCTGACTGCATTAAAAGCGGCCGGTGCGCCGGGCTATAAATTCTGGGATATTGATATCGGCTCTATTTCCGGTTCAACGCGTCTGCAAATTATCTCTGCAATTCGTGACGGGATTCTTTCCTACACCGATATCGGACGTCTCCGCATTCGATCGTGCTCTTGCGTTTCGCAGACGAAAGATGATTTTTATCTGAACACGGATGAAATGGGGAGTTTCATCATTGATGACTACGAGGTGTGCTCGCTAAACAGCGGCACCTGGTGCATCACGATGGGCAACCGTTATGGCATCACCGGCAATATAAAGAACATCAAAATTAAAAATATCCGATATAAGGATGGCGTGCCGTTAAAATCCATCGCCTACGTTGGAACTAACTGCAAAGTCCACTTAATGGACCTGCATTTTGCTAACGCTGCGCCTCTCAACGGTGCTCAGGCTGTTGTGCATACAGAACAGGCAAAAACTTATGACGGTGATGCAGGCCAGTCTGCCGGTGGCTTTATTGATACTCTTAAAATCTCCGGTAAATTCACCTTTCCGAATGTCGGTATCGGTCGGCTTTTCTGGGCGCGGGCGCTTTGGAACCGAGTTCTTTTGGATAATCTGGTGATGGAAAACGGGGAGCGAGCCATCCATGAGAACCTTGTCACGGGCAACAAAGGCAAGGTGTTCTGCAATAACGTGCACGTTAAGGGCGCCAGTAGTTTCTGCAATACATATAACGAAATTGAGGCATATCACTCATCCACTCTGCTTGAAACAACGGATATGCCTTACTTAACCCGTGATGACTCTGCTGTAGTAAACATTTTTGGTCCGGTTCAGACGATGAATAATATTGGTATCTGTCGCGTTGAAAAGGGTAAGTATTATGCCAACGGACCGAATATTAAGGTAAACCTTACTGATTACCCGCCCACCGGAAATCATGGGGATGTTGTCTATAACACCAATCCGGCAGGGAACGTGGTAGGCCATCATCAGTTCAACGGGGTAAACGGAACCTGGGAATTACAGAACAGGGAAAGCATTAGTCAGCAACCGTCGGATGCATCGGCAGCCATTTATAACCCGATATGGGGCCGGGGGTTCAACTGGGTTCAGACGTTAACGCAGGACGTACAATTTACAGCCAGCGCTGCAAACCTCACAACGCTCAATCGTGGGGATAAAATCCGCCTGTACCTGACACAGGATGCGACCGGCGGTCGGGCCGTAACGTTCAGCACGGCGTATAAATTCCCGGTTGCGTGGGTGAACGGCGGCACCGCAGGCCAGCACACGATAGGTGAATTTGTCTACGATGGTCAGTTCCTGGTGCTTGAACGGGCTAACATCTGGTACTGACGACGAGGCCAGGGAGGGTCTTAAATACGGGGGTGATTATGGACTTAAATTATTATTTGTTATTCGGTTTTCTGTTCTGGCTGTTTTTGTTTATTGCCGGTCGAGTCCACTGCCGGACTGTTGTCGACCATATATTAGCGAGTTTATTTATTACTGCGCTATGGCCTGTCGCATTTATAAAAATGGCATACTGCATACTGGTGAGTAAAAATGAATAAAAAATATGAATCATTGATAACCGTGTCAGGTGAAGCAAAGATAGCATCGTCCGTCGTTACCGGTGAGAAGGTTGTCTTTTACGAAATGGCCGTCGGGGATGGTGCGGGCAGTGCGGCCACGCCGGACAAGGAACAGACCTCATTAGTCAATGAATGCTACCGGGCGAGATTAAACAGCCTGAAGTTATCCGATACCGATAATATCATTGTCGCTGAAATGATAATGCCAGCCGAGGTCGGAGGCTTTACCATTCGTGAAGCGGCGTTATTTGATGATGATGGCGTGTGTATGGCTGTCGCTAACGTGCCGGACACTTATAAGCCTTTAATGTCGGAAGGGTCTGGCAGGTCAACCATTATTCGAATCTGGTTAACCGTCAGCAGCACTGAAAATATCGAACTTATCGTAGACCCCAGCATCGTTATTGCAACGAAGGATGATGTTTCAGAGGCCAGCAGAGAAGGAAAAGATTACACGGATAAAAAACTCTCTGAACATGCCAGCTCAAGAAATCATCCAGACGCCACGCTCGAAGACAAGGGATTTACCCGACTCAGCAATGATATTGATAGTGACGATGAGGATAAAGCAGCCACGCCGAGGGCGATTAAGTTAGCGATTGAATCAGCCATTCGTGCTGCATGGGAGCTGGATAATCCCGTCGGTACAACGCGATTTTTTAACCAGAATATTAACCCGAATGAGCGCTGGGAGTGGTCAAAGTGGGTGTATACCGGTGAGAATAAAACGATTCGGATAGGGAAAGCAGATGGTGCCGATGTCGGCGCAACCGGCGGCAGTGATAACGTCACACTCCAGCAGGACAACTTGCCAGCCGTACAGATTGACGTGAGCGGCGAAACCAGTGAACAGCCAGAGCAGAAGTTGACGACCACGAAAAACGGTGAACACAATCATGGTGGCGTGGCCAGCAAGGATGACCCCTGGGAGATTGGCGGCGATGTGCGTCAGCTCTTTAACCCTAAAGAGCTGGGTGTGACCGATGACGCTGGAGAGCACGACCACGAAGTCACTGTACCGCTGCATAAACATACGACCACCGGCAAAACCGCCAACCTCGGCGAAGGAAAATCGTTCAGCGTGGTGGAAGCGCACACCCTGCTTATGTGCTGGAGCCGCGTCGCCTGACCCTGTGACGGTCATTCCTGTTGTACCGTCCCTGTTACAGCGGGGATGACTCGTCACCCCTTCCCCCACGATTGAAAATAATGCTCACACTTAACCACGGAGTTAAACGGATGAGCGATTTTCATCACGGCGTCCAGGTTGTCGAGATTAACGACGGCACCCGCGTCATTTCCACCGTATCAACGGCGATTATCGGCATGGTCTGTACGGCCAGCGATGCCGATGCCGCCACCTTCCCACTCAATAAGCCCGTACTGATTACCAGCGTGCAAAGCGCCATTGCGAAAGCGGGTACAAAAGGCACCCTGGCCGCATCCCTCCAGGCAATCGCCGACCAGTCGAAACCGGTCATTGTCGTTGTGCGCGTTGCCGAAGGTACCGGCGACGATGCCGAAGCGCAGACTATCTCTAATATCATCGGCGGCACTGACGAAAGCGGCAATTACACCGGGCTGAAAGCGCTGCTCACAGCGGAGGCTGTCACCGGCGTTAAACCGCGCATCCTTGGCGTGCCGGGTCTCGATTCACTTGAGGTTGCTACCGCGCTCGCGCCGATTTGCCAGAAGCTGCGCGCCTTTGGCTATGTCAGCGCCTGGGATTGCCAGAACATTTCCGAGGCGATGCTCTATCGCGAGAATTTCAGCCAGCGTGAGCTGATGGTTATCTGGCCCGATTTTCTGGCATGGGATACCACGGCGAACGCGACCGAAACCGCCTGGGCGACTGCCCGCGCGCTGGGCCTGCGCGCCAAAATCGACCAGGACACCGGCTGGCATAAAACCCTGTCAAACGTTGGCGTGAATGGCGTCACCGGCATCAGCGCGTCGGTCTTCTGGGATTTGCAGGAATCCGGCACCGATGCCGACCTGCTTAACGAGGCTGGCGTCACCACGCTGATTCGCAAAGACGGGTTTCGATTTTGGGGTAACCGCTGCTGTTCAGATGACCCCCTGTTCCTGTTTGAGAACTACACCCGCACCGCGCAGGTTATCGCTGACACAATGGCCGCTGGTCACATGTGGGCGGTCGACAAGCCGATCACTGCCACGCTGATTAAGGACATCGTTGCGGGTATCAATGCGAAATTCCGCGAGATGAAAACGGCGGGCTATATCGTCGATGCGACCTGCTGGTTTGATGAATCGGCCAACGACGCGGCGACCCTCAAAGCCGGGAAACTGTATATCGATTACGACTATACGCCGGTTCCCCCTCTCGAAAACCTGACGCTACGCCAGCGCATTACCGATAAATACCTGGCGAATCTGGTGTCATCGGTTAACAGCAATTAAGGAGCCCTGACCAATGGCAATGCCGCGCAAGCTCAAATACCTGAACACGTTTTTAGATGGCGTCAGCTATCTCGGCGTTATCGAGTCCGTCACCCTGCCAAAGCTGACCCGTAAGCTGGAAAACTACCGGGGCGGCGGGATGTCAGGCTCGGCCCCGGTCGATTTCGGCCTCGACGATGACGCGCTGGCGATGGAGATTTCCCTCGGCGGCTTCCCTGATGATGCGATCTGGTCGCTTTATGGTGCCGTCGGTACCGGGACGCTACTGCGCTACGCAGGCTCTTACCAGCGGGACGATACCGGCGAAACCGTGGCGGTGGAAGTTGAGACCCGTTTCAAGGTGAAGGAAGTCGATAACGGCGAGAGCAAACAGGGCGAGGATACCAGCAGCAAATTATCGCTGGTCTGCTCGTACTACAAGCTGACCATGAACGGTAAAGAGCTGGTAGAAATCGACGTCCTCAACATGATTGAGAAGGTGAACGGCGTCGACCGACTCGACCAGCACCGCCGCAATATCGGCCTGTAATTTTACCCCGGCCAGCACGCCTGGCCGGTTAACCCCGAATCCGTAAACAGCGAGAAAATCATGAGCAAAGAAAACATCGTCACCCTGGAAAACCCCATCAAACGCGGCGAGCAGGTCATCGAAAAAATCACCCTGATGAAGCCCAACGCCGGAACCCTGCGCGGTGTCAGCCTGGCCGACGTTGCGCGCTCTGAAGTCGACGCCCTGATTAAAGTGCTGCCGCGTATGACCAGCCCATCACTCACCGAGTCGGATGTCGTCATGATGGATTTACCCGATTTGATGGCGCTGGCAACAAAGGTGATCGGTTTTTTGTCGCCGAATTTGGCGGATTAAATTTCCCGAAAGACCTGTCGGTCGATGACCTGATGGCGGATATCGCGGTGATTTTTCACTGGCCGCCATCAGAGTTATATCCCATGAGCCTGACCGAGCTCACCACCTGGCGCGAAAAGGCGCTACAGCGAAGCGGAAACACGAATGAGTAACGACGTTAAATTGCAGGTATTACTCAAGGCTGTTGACCAGGCGACCCGCCCGTTTAAATCCATCCAGACAGCGAGCAAAACGCTGTCTGGAGATATCCGGGACACTCAAAAATCACTGCGTGAGCTGAATGGCCAGGCGTCCCGTATTGACGGGTTTCGCAAGGCCAGCGCGCAACTTGCCGTTACCGGTCAGGAGCTGAAGAAAGCGAAACAGGAAGCCGCCGCGCTGGCGATCCAGTTTAGAAATACCGAACAGCCGACGCGCGCGCAGGCGCAGGCAATGGATGCCGCACGTAAAAGCGCCGCCGCACTCCAGCTCAAACACAATAGCTTGCGGCAGGCCGTACAACGCCAGCGGCAGGAACTCAGCCAGGCGGGAATTAATACCCGCACCCTAGCGGCAGACGAGCGCCGGTTAAAAACCAGCATCAGCGAAACAACGGCGCAGCTCAATCGCCAGCGTGAAGCACTGGCGCGGGTCAGCGCACAACAGGCAAAGCTCAACGCGGTTAAGCAGCGATATCAGGCCGGTAAAGAGCTAGCCGGAAACGCGGCGGCAATGGGGGCCGCTGGTGTTGGTATGGCAACGACCGGAACGCTGGCCGGTGTGGCGCTTATGAAGCCGGGATATGATTTTGCTCAAAAAAACTCCGAGTTACAGGCCGTGCTCGGCGTGGCGAAAGAATCAGCCGAAATGATGGCACTGCGAAAGCAGGCCCGACAGCTCGGCGACAATACCGCCGCCTCTGCTGATGATGCGGCAGGCGCTCAAATTATCATTGCGAAAGCGGGCGGAGATGCGGCAGCAATCCAGGCGGCGACCCCCGTCACGCTTAATATGGCGCTCGCTAACCGTCGGACGATGGAAGAGAACGCCGGCTTGCTGATGGGGATGAAATCAGCGTTCCAGCTAACTAATGATCAGGTCTCCCACATCGGTGATGTCCTGTCGATGACAATGAATAAAACCGCCGCCGATTTTGACGGGCTTAGTGATGCACTGACATATGCCGCACCGGTGGCAAAAAATGCTGGTGTAAGTATTGAGGAAGCCGCTGCAATGGTTGGCGCGCTACATGATGCAAAAATTACGGGGTCGATGGCTGGTACGGGGAGCCGCGCTATTTTAAGTAGACTACAGGCACCAACCGGGCAAGCCTACGCGGCGATTAAAGAGCTCGGGATTAAAACGGCAGACAGTAAAGGGAATACCCGCCCTATATTTACCATCCTGAAGGAAATGCAGGCCAGTTTTGAAAAAAATAAGCTCGGAACCGGGCAGCGCGCTGAATACATGAAAACGATATTCGGTGAAGAGGCAAGCTCTGCCGCCGCTGTTTTGATGACCGCGGCTCAGTCGGGAAAACTGGACAAACTAACTGCTGCATTTAAAGCCTCGGACGGAAAAACTGAGGAACTGGTTAAGGTCATGCAGGATAACCTCGGCGGCGACTTTAAAGAATTTCAGTCTGCATATGAGGCTGTTGGCACCGACCTGTTTGACCAGCAGGAATCCTCATTACGCAAACTGGTGCAGACAGCGACTGGCTACGTGCTGAGTCTTGATAAGTGGATCCAGCGAAATAAAGAGCTCGCGCAGACGTTAGGGGTGATTACCGCCGTGGCGCTTGGCGTGGTGGGTATGATTGGGGCCATTGGGCTGATTGCCTGGCCGGTGATAACGGGAGTAAATGCCATCATTGCCGCTGCGACGGCGCTCGGCACTGTATTTACAACGGTGACCGGAGGCATCATGACTGCTATTGGTGCGATTTCCTGGCCGGTTGTCGCTGTCGTGGCTGCGATAGTGGCCGGGGCACTGCTTATCCGTAAGTATTGGGAACCCATCAGCGCATTTTTCGGCGGCGTGATTGAAGGGTTGCGGGCCGCTTTTGCGCCAGTAGCTGAACTGTTTGCGCCGCTGAAACCGATGTTTGACTGGCTAGGAGGAAAACTTCAAGCCGCATGGGACTGGTTTAACAACCTGATCGCGCCGGTTAAATCATCGCAGGAAACGTTAAACAGTTTTCGTGATGCGGGTGTGTTGTTCGGCCAACGGCTGGCGGACGCCTTAATGCTGCCGCTGACGGCATTTAATAAACTGCGCAGTGGTATTGATTGGGTGCTGGAGAAACTCGGCATTATCAATAAAGAGTCCAGTACGCTTGACCAGACTGCCGCGAAAGCTAACGCCGTTACTCAGGGTGGCTCTTATATTCCGGCAACCGGCACTTACGGTGGCTATCAGGCATATCAACCCGTTACCGCTCCGGTGGGACGTTCCTATATAGACCAAAGTAAAAGTGAATATCACATTGCCGTTCAGGGGAGCGGCGGCGGTACGCAGCTCGATCGCCAGCTACAGGATGCGCTCGAAAAATATGAGCGTGAAAAACGCGCCCGCCAGCGTGCCAGCATGAACCACGACGGATAGGAGGTGACGAAAAATGATGCTCGCACTCGGCATGTTTGTTTTTATGCGTCAGACGCTGCCCCACCAGACGCTACAACGCGATGCAGAATATCGGTGGCCGTCAAACTCCCGCGTCGGAAAGCGGGATTCTTTCCAGTATCTGGGGCCTGGGGAGGAAAAAGTAACCCTGGCCGGGACGCTTTACCCGGAGCTCACTGGCGGAAAGTTGACGATGACGGGCATTCGTCTGATGGCTGACCAGGGGCGTGCCTGGCCGTTACTGGATGGCACCGGCATAATTTATGGTATGTACGTCATCAATAATATCAGCGAGACAGGAAGCCTGTTTTTTGCTGACGGAACGGCGCGCAAAATTGATTTTACGCTGACCCTCACCCGCGTGGATGAATCCCTTGCGGCGCTGTATGGCGATATCGGCGAACAGGCAAAATCACTGATTGGCAAGGCGGGAAATATGGCGTCGTCAGTGGCCGGCATGGTGGGGATTAGCTGATGCTGGATATGCTGAATCTGAATGCGGGTGGCGTACTAACGCCCGATTTTATGCTGATGCTCGACAGCAAAGATATTACCGGCAACATCAGTAATCGGTTGATGAGTCTGACCATGACAGACAATCGCGGATTCGAGGCCGACCAGCTCGACATCGAGCTTGATGATGCTGACGGACTGGTCGAGCTGCCGTTACGCGGTGCGGTACTGAATCTTTACCTCGGGTGGAAAGGTTTTGCGTTGATTGGTAAGGGAAGTTTTACCGTCGATGAGGTGGAACATCATGGCGCGCCAGATACGGTGACAATCCGCGCCCGTAGCGCCGATTTTCGGGGGACGCTTAACTCACGTCGGGAAGAGTCCTGGCATGACAAAACGCTCGGCGAAATCGTGGCAGCGATAGCGACACGTAACAAACTGACGTCGAGCGTTATACCGGAACTGGCCGGAATAAAAATTCCGCATATCGACCAGTCACAGGAATCGGACGCCAAATTTTTGACACGGCTTGCCGAGCGAAACGGCGGTGAGGTTTCTGTAAAAGCGGGAAAATTGCTGTTCCTCAAAGCCGGTCGCGGGGTGACAGCCAGCGGGAAAACTATTCCGCAGGTCACGATCACCCGCAGCGATGGCGACCGCCATCAGTTTTCGATTGCTGACCGTGGGGCATATACCGGCGTAACGGCAAAATGGTTGCACACCAAAGACCCGAAACCTCAAAAACAAAAGGTGGCCTTAAAACGTAAACCCAAAGAGCAGCATTTACGCGCGCTACAGCACCCTAAAGCCAAACCGGTAACGAAGAAAAAAACGGTGAAGACGCCGGAAGCCAGAGAGGGGGAATACATGGTCGGCGAGGATGACAACGTGTTTGCCCTGACGACAATATTTTCAACCAAAGCCCAGGCCATGCGAGCCGCCCAGGCCAAATGGGACAAACTGCAACGTGGTGTTGCTGAGTTTTCTATCAGGCTGGCGACGGGGCGCGCAGACCTTTACCCTGAGACGCCGGTACAGGTTGCAGGCTTTAAGCGCGTCATAGACGAGCAATCGTGGACAATTACTAAGGTAATGCACTCTTTGAGTAACGGCGGATTCACGACGAGATTAGAGCTTGAGGTGAGGCTGTCGGATGTTGAGTATGAGGCAGTTGCAGATTAAAAAAACAACCCGTATAGAGTCGGGTTGTTAAATTTTATTTTGATGTGTAGGTGCGCGTATTTCCGTACATCAGGCTTTTGGCTTGGTCATCCATTAGTTCGCCCATTTTTTTACATGTAGTCAAAGGGTGTTCAAATGTATAACCAAGTGCGGAAAACTTATTAACGACGTGTATCTCTGCCGTTGTTTTGAGGAAAGATGTAGGGGCATCTTTAAGCCAGATAGGAGTGCAAACTCCGGATGATATCAAGGCTTCATATGCTTCCGATGAAACTTTATTGGCTGGTAACGTGATCTTAATGCTATTTGATGTTTGGACAATCTCAGCAGGTTGCCACGGCTTTAAACTTTTATTTAATGTTTGCATATCAATGCTTTGAGCGAATGCATTGTAGGAAAAAACTATGGAGGAGCATAAAAGAGTTGTTTTGATGAGTTTCAT